TAATTTGTTCAGAAATGATTCTAGAATGTTGTTGGTTACGTCTTTCTGATATCTCATTTGTCGTATTAACAAATACCATCATTGTTGTGTAACCCAATTCTTCAAGTTCTTCTTTGATAGTAGAAATCTTTGTAATGTCATCTGAAGCACCATTAATCACCAATGCGTTTCTATTTCGAATAGCATTGAGTTGATAGTCTTTAGTTTCTTCCGATAACTTTAATTTGTCGATTATGAAATCGTAGGCTTTGTTGGCATTAATCTCAACTGCGTTCTTTTCTGCAATTGCTTCTCGAATAATAACATCTTTTCCTGAACCAGGTCCACCAACCAGGAATAATGCTTTGAACATACTACGATTTGCGTTTTCATGTAATCCCATACCACTTTTTGTGTCATGGAATAATTCTCTTGAATGTTTGTCGTTCTTTTGAATATTGGATGGTAAATTCTTTTTAAATGAACCATAATCATTATTCTTAGCATGATTACGCATATCAGTACCAGATACACCCTCTTTTCTCTGACCTGTAGATGTTACTGTAATCTTTTTAAAGTTATATTCTTTACCATTGTATTTGTGTAATAGATCATGATATTCTTTTGCTCTATCGGCACCAGCGGCTACAATAAGGTGATTGTAACCTTTTGCAGCCAAAGCTTTTGCATGGTGCATGATTGTAGGTTTTTCTTTAGAAGCAACTTCAATGTTAGTATCTGGAAAAGCTCTATTTAAATGCTTTTGTTTTTGTTCTGGTGTTAATGGATTCTTTTTCTTATCTTGAGTATGTGAAGCAACAACCAAATGGTCTGCATTATGTTTTGCAGCCAAATCTTTTACACCATTAATATTTTCTTCATGGCCTTTTGTAGGAGGATTCATACGACCATAGTGTAAGACTACGGCCTTATTCTTTTCTTCCGTTAATTCTATAAAAGATTTAATTTGAGTCATCGTTTAATTTCTTCGTTGTTCCGTCAGGTTGAACATGATAAGCATGAAACTTGACGTTTGGATATTCCTTTTTCATTTTTAATAATCTAGATAAATTTTGTTTACTGTCATCATATAGTGTTACATGATTATATGGATGATTATCTAAATACTTTTTAACCACTTTTACTTTCTTCTCTGATGGTGGTTCATCACCAGGAATATTACCTGCTCGTTCTACATGGACTTTATTAATATCAATTCCATGTTTCTTAAACTTCTTAGCAAACTTACCTTGTTTATCAAAATCAGACCTTGCTGTATTTATAATGACCTTACTACCAGTCTTCTTCTCCACGTTCTTCTGTATTGCTTTGAGTTTGTTAATCATAGGGTGAATAGGTTCACCTTCTTTATGAAACTTGTCAGCATTTCTAAACTCAGAGAAATCATAACTGTGATCTTTAGGTAATTTGTGAGTATTGAACTCTTGGTTACTTAATGTTTGAACTGTATTGCCAAACTTATCTTTAACATGAATCTTGTCACTAGTGTGAAATAGAGTATCATCTATATCAAACATATGAAGACCACTTTCTGTTAAAAATGATTTGAATGTTTTCATTTCATTCCAATTCTTTTTTTCATTTTTTCAAGAACTTTTAATGCCTGAGTTCTGTGATATTCTTTAGCTTTTTCAGAAGAAGAATTTCTTTGAGCAAAATCATGAGATGCTAATTCTTTATGTAAATCATCAACATCAGTTTTAACTAAAGGAGCTCTTGCTTCTAAAAATGACTTAAATGATTTCATTGTCTTTTTAAAGCATTAAGTCTATTAAACTCAGCCCTATCATTTAATTTAGTTGCTTCACCGTTATGATTATAAACAAAGCCTTCAGGTTTAACTTTTTGACCATTAATTGTATGTTCAAGTCCACCAGTATTTCGTGATAGTGTTTTTACTAATACATTTTTTGCTTGTTGTAGGTGATGGTGCATTTGAAATACATTATCAAGATGATTTTTATTCTTTTCAATGTGAGATAAATGATTTTTTAATTCTTGAGTCTTGGCTTCTTTAGCTTTTGGTGTTTTTAACTTGTCAATTACTTTACCAAGTTTACCTGTAATGTGATTAGCAAGTCCTTCAGCACTTGGAGTTTCACCAGTTTTTACTGTATGATTAATATATGTTTTAATATGTTCTTTGTGTGGTTCAACAGAAGCATACATTTTATTACCAGATTCTTTATTTAATTTTTCAGCAGCTTGAACGTGTTTATCAAATTCTTTTGAATCTTCTGGTTTCAATGGTGTTTTAGATGTATCATGGCCAGGTTCTCTATGATAGACATCTGCATTTTGTTTAAAACCCGATAGATTAGGATTAAAATGTGCTTTCATCGAAGAAGCATCGTCACCTCTATATTCAGTATGAGTGTATAATCCAAATTTAGACTTGGCTATCTTTTGTCCTTCTGGTGAATCTTTTTTAGCTGAATATGTAATTGTATTAGGCGTAAAATTTACTTTACCATTTTTCTTTTCTACATCAGTGCCGGAATGTAAAACGTCACCTTGGAAAACACCTTTTTTAGGTGCTATTTTTGGAATATTATGTAATGCAGATTTAAGTTTATCTACTAGACCAGGAGCATGACCGTGGTTCTTTTCAATGTCTTTATCTGTATAGTTAATCTTTGGTGTTTTATTGAAAGCTGATTTGGTGGCAACAAAAAACTTACCAGTTTCTGGATGATGACCATAAACAATAGACGGTGATCCATCATGTTTCATAGTTAAATCTGAATTATTGCGGCCAGCAAGAATGTGTTGTTTAACACCATGTAGAACATCTATGGATTTTTTAAATCCTTCAGATCCATTATTGATTGGATGGTCTTCTAAATGCTCGATATGGGTGAGTTTCTCACCTTCGGCCTGCTCGGTTAAATGGGTATAAAAAGTTTTCATTGGTTAACAACACACTATGGTCGTAATGATATAACTATTTATACGTTATATTCTTTGAAAATCGAATTATGTTCAATCCATGTATGATCCGGCACAATTTTATGTATTTCAAATAGCTCAGGTTTCAAAAGACTTGAAATTAACATAACCGTTTGGTCATCATCTATTAACTTGTGTTTCATCATTTCTCTAATAGAGTGATCCATTATCTTCTCTAATGTAGGCCACATCTCAACACTTGCCACGATCTTGGCACCTAGAATGTGAACATCATTGTTGGCAATAACATCTAAAATAGTTTTGGTATTATCAAATTCTTTATGTTGGAAAAAGTGAATCTTATCTTTAGTGAAATCATAGTTCCACTCAGTATGACCACCTAACATAGACATATCTCGACAGTAACCAAAGTCTATCCAAGCTGCTGTATCATTAGTGACAGAACCACTCTCGATTGCATGATTGACAAAATGTGATTTTAAGAAGTTTACCAAAACATAGTCAGCTGACCAATATTCTGGATTCTTAATCTGTGATGGGTTGATCTTACTTCTATAATCTTCATCTGTTTGGATTAACGCTATGTTTAGACGTTCTTCTTTGAACATATCTTTATAATCGATAGCAATAATCTTGGTAATGTCTTCTTTACCTTTACGATATGGTGTAATCTTATCAACCAAATCAGCTGATGTGAAGATTACCATTTCATTATTTAAAGTGGCAAGATGGCCGAATCTTTCTAGATAGGTTTCGTTTGATCGTTGTAAGTAATGTGGAAGACCTTTTTCTGGTGTCCAATCACCTCTACCAATATCAAAAAACGCCGTTACTATTGTTATATTACCCATTCGTTATACCCATTCGTTAATCTTTCCGCAACATAATCTTCAATCTTATAGACTGGTGTCCATTTCAATTCGGTAAATGATTTATTATTACATGCCATAGTTTCTCTTGCTTCACCTAATCTTGGCGCAATGAATTCTAAATTATTTGATATCATAGCTGCAAGTTCTAAGACGGAATGATTTCTTCCTGTACCAATATTATATAAACTTCCAGGAATACCATTTGTCATAGCCAATATGTTAGCTTCAACTACATCACTGACATGAGTGAAGTCTCTTCGTTGTTCACCATCACCAACAATCGTTAATGTTTCACCAGCTTTATGTTTTCGTAAGAATAGACCAACAACTGGAGCATAAGGACCTTTAAGTGGTTCTCTTAAACCGTATACATTAAAGTATCTAAATGTAATTGTTTCTAATCCAAATAGATCTGTATACATCTTACAGGCACTTTCACCAGCGACTTTAGCTACTGAATATGGATTTAAACAATCTACAAGCATATCTTCTTTGAGTGGTGGTATATTTTTTAATCCATAAGCAGATGATGTTGATGAATACATTACTCGTTTGACACCCGCTTCCCTAGCACATTGTAATACTGTAACTGTGCCTAATGTATTTGTTCTAAACCCTAAAATTGGATTATCAATTGTTGGTTGAATACGAGATTCAGCGGCTAGATGAAATACATAATCTATGCCATCAAATAATGATCTAATTTGATTATAGTCTGAAATATCAAACTTATAATATTCAGCCATATCATTGTAATTAAAATTATCATGACATGTTGCCGATTCATCATCAATTACGGTAACATCTGCACCCATCAAAACTAATCTATCAACAATATGTGAACCAATGAATCCGGCTCCACCTGTAACTATGCATCTCATATTAAGCAGTCCTTATAATAATCATATCTTCATCTGGAGTATATTGTGATTCTATCTTCACATCATACTTTTCTTCGTAAAACTTTTTCCATTCTTTAACTCGATCATATTGATGTATGATATAAAATGGTCTTTTTGTTGTTCCATGAACAACCTGGCCATTCTCTAAAATAGGTGGAACATCCATTAAGAATGGTGCAAACTTTTCTTTCTCTCGATCATAGTTTGTAACGTGAGCATTGATAGCCCAAGAGTCCTGTAAGTCACATTTTGTTGCGAGTGAATTCCATGGTTCATGATGAACTAACATATTGTAAGCGGCTTGATCAGCAACCCAATCAGGTCGATTTAATGACATCTGATATAGTGCAAAACATAAGTCTTTCATATATGTTACTGTTCCAGCTAAGATGCCAACATTTTGGACTTCTTTATCTTTAACTTCATCATAGAAATAATCACCAAAATTTTTAATAATGTTATTACGATTCCATGCCTCATCTTTAATACGAATAGATTCACCAGATGTGATGATGGCTGTTCTAGCTTCAAATGTCTCTAAAAATTCTATTGGATTTTGTTGGAAGATCACATCACGAACATCGGTTGACACGACATATCTGTAATTGTCACCGAACTCTTTTAGAAAATCATAGATGTAAAAAAAACGTTGCATGTGAATCATCAAGTTGCCTTCTTTTTTGGCTTTGATGACTTTAACACCGTCAGCAACAATCTTATCTACTGTTTCTTGGTCAATTTCAATTGCATATAATATAACATCACCTTTAAAACCTGTTCCTTTTATTGATTTGATCCAAGGTTTTACAAAGTCATATGTGTAGTTTGAAAATACACCTATTACGAGGTCTTTTTGCGCCATGGGAATTCTCCATTATATTTTTGTTTCATCAATTCATTACCTTCTATAAAGAATTTAGCTTGAACCGAATCTGCTCTATTGCCTGCTCGATAATTAACTGTATAATCACCGTTTGTGTTACATGTGAAATTATTGCCTTTTAACCACATACTTAATAATCTATCTACTTCTGGTTGTTCTTGTGGATGTCTTGCACGTCTATACCAACCTGGTGAAAATTGTAATGCTAAATCTTTTGGTAAAAAGAAACAGTTGACATCTACAAAATAATCATTAATGACTGATTGCCATTTACCTAATGATTCACAATCATCATTACATATATAGTTGCCATCCATATCAGCAATTTTTCGTAATGAAAATGCCCATTTATTTGTTTTAGAAACTTCAACTAACGATTCTACGTGATTAGGTTCTAACCAATTATCTTCATCTAAAAACATAATGTATTCACCTTTGGCCAAATAGGTACAAGCACCATAAATTCTATGTCCATTATATTGGTCTATTCCTGTAGCATAAGGTAGTTGAATTACATCTATTTTATTGCCTTTATGTTCACCATAGTTTGAAATAATTACATTAGCGTGTGGATGCTTGCCGTCAATAACTATTAGATGTTGGATATTATCATATGTTTGATTAAGAACACTTCTAATATTGTCTTCTAGATATTCTGTTCCTGTTGTTGCTGTAATAATTGTTACTAATGGTTTAGTCATATTGGATTCTTCCGTCACTTGATACTTGGCATTTTAAACCAAGAACTTCTTTTTCAACAAATTTTTCTTTATCTATATGTTTGAATACCAGATGTTCCATATCCCAACCCGTATTGAAGTATTCATTATACACGTTTACCATCAAGTTGGCAACCTCTTCTATCATATTAAAACTAAAAGACCACAATCTGGTATCTACCAGTTGTAGTGCTGGAGACATCCAAGATGCGTTTCTCTTTTTGAATATATATTTGTCGCCTAAATCATTATAGTCTTCAATATGGAAATCATCAGTGAGTTCGGCACGACCTGTTATTTTAAATACTCGTTGAACGTTTTGTAGACCAATACTTCTGATAATATCAAAAGCAACAATCATGTTATAAGCTTCACCTGGTGTTTTTAATCCTTGTTCTCCCATTTCTAATGCTCTAGAATGATTAAAGAGAGTCACAAAATAATCAACTTGATGTTTTATTGTTTCTATTTTAACATCATCGATTGGTGTAGGTGATGAATCAACAAATACAATAATAGAATCCAAAACTCTATCTCGTATAGATTTGATTGTGTTTAATGTTTGAGTATATCTGACTTCATGATCTATCACGCCAACTTTAGGTTTCAAACAGGAACTAATAATAAAGATATTACTCATTAGTTCTTATACCATAACCACACATCATTATTAGTGAACATAATTTGTTCTTTGATATTGTTTTCTTCTCTGAATTCTTTTACAGCCTTAGTGACACCAGGTAAACTGAAGTCATGGCCAGAGAATAAACCACCAGAACGAACTTTAGAATAATAGGCTGAGATGTCGTGTTTAGCATGTTCATATGAGTGATCACCATCAACAAAAATCCAATCTAATGATCCATCAGGAATAAGATCAAGACCTTCTTTAGCCGATACTTCATGAAATATGACTTTATCTTCATGACCGGAAGCTTTGATGTTTGCAAATGCTTGAAGTTTAACATCATCAATCATTTCTTGTGTAATTGGCCTGTTCCAATCTTCATATGGTTTGTATTGATCTATACCATGTAATGTTTTAATGCCAGGACATTGTTGTAAAATGTAACCAAAGTTTTCACCAGTCCAAACACCCAATTCAAGACCAATGGTACCTTCACCTAAACGATTGATATATTCTGGAATACCTGCACCAGACACATACACCTTTGAAAAATCTTTAATCATAATCTATCCTCTAGTTAATTTTAAAATCTTGTTAATCTGACCTTCAATAATTGGTTTTCTATGTGGCCAATAGATATATTCTTTATCGGCAGTCTTATATAGTTTCTGTAGGAAAGGTATGATTAACTTCTCCACTTCTTCTAATCTTAGTTTATAATCGTCAGCTGTTTCTGCTGATTTACTTATAACAGAATTATACTCAGCTTCAGATACGGCTGAAAAGCCAAAATCATCAGTTAAGTCTTCATATTCTTTTAATATGTTTTGTATATTGTAATCTAATGGCATATTATTTCCTAATAAATTTTACCAAACGGACCGAACGTTCTTCCTTTTTTCTGAGCTAAGAAGATGAGATCGGTCATAAATTTGTTTCTTTCATTTTCTTTTAATGATAACACTTCTGCAAGAAAATATATTTGCATAATTTTTGAATGTGCTTGTATTGGATCACCAGAATATACGTCAGATAAATTAATAAAAAAGTCTTTCTTTGAAACTCCACCTAAATCACAACCCTCAGTTTTATTTAATATATCAAATGCTGAAGATAATTCTGATTTTTTTATGTCGGCAAATGTCTTAGCATAAGTTGTGTGATCATTTTTAAATGATTTGTCATAAGATTTTAATAAATTTAACACCATGTCAATTGGTGATTTACCCAAACGAGCTGCACCAGCGCCACGTTCTTTTGGTTCAAATTTTAAATTTGAAAAATGGTTTGTTTGATCACCTTTAATATAGAAATCATAAGAATCTGGTGGCTTAGTTCCATTTTGAATTTTCATGTATACTTCTTGTGTTAAGAATGTTTGTGGATTTGTTCCTTTTGCATATCCATCTGTTTTCATTCTTTTATATCTTTCTGGTAAATTTTTAAGATTTTGTTTCTTTAAAATACATTTTATTGATTCAATTTTAAAAACAGTTTTTTCTATTGCTTTAAATTCTGATTCAGTTATTGCTTCATTTTTTCCAACATTAACATCAACATATATTGCTGTTTTTCCTGCTTTTTTAAGAGACACACCAATAATTGCTTCTTGTCTATATAAATCTCTTAATACTTTATTGAGTTCTTGTATTTTTGCAGCTCTATCCGATTGTGTAACTGGTATTTTACCATTAATTAAAATAAGATCATTTAATTGTTTTTCTAGGTTTTGTATTTTGTTCGTATTGACGATCCAAATATCCGCAGGATCCCATGCATCTTTTTTAATTATACCTAATTTTTTTACTAAGTCTGAAATAAATTGCATAAATCCACCGTCACGATCAAATTTGGCTTTTTTAAATTTATTTGGTTGAAACTTAGTTAAAAGAGCTTTTTGTTGTGAAAAATAAGAAATTAACCAATCCATCGGCACGGGATCTTCTTTACTTTTTTTAGGATTAAAAGTTGGATCAAAAATTAATTGTAATTCTAAATATTTTTTATCATTAGTAATGTCTTGAACAGAATTATATTTTATATTATCAATCAACACTCGTTCAAAAATCCACTTTGATCCAAGTTCTTGTTGTCTGGTGTTTATTTTAGGTTTATCTTTATCAGCCATAGTTTTCTATTTATCTTATGATTTGTATGTTCTTATTTGTATTCCACACTTCAAGATCCATCTTTAATCGACCTTCCGCCTTGAGTGTATCATATCTATTACTAGCTTTGTTTCTCCACCATTCAATCATATTTGCTAAATTATGTTTCTCATAGTTTTCACCAGGAATTAACTTATCAGTTTTACAATTTACATAATCAATATAGTTTGAGAAACCATAATTACTTGTATAATATCTTTTCTTCTCGGTTAATGTTTTAGCTCCATTAATAATACTATTAAACT